TCTAATCCCGGAACGGCTTTTTTGGTTGGTGATAATGTAATTATTCCTAGTCAATCAGAGCCTAATCAGCCAAAAAACACGAAAGGATCATCAATAAATATAGATAATAAAACCTTTATTGGATGGACATCATTTGATTTTACGCGATCAATGGATTCATTTGGAACATTTAATTTTAGCTCGGTTTGGGAGCCGGACAATCAAGAATTTAGAGATACCTTTAAGCCTTTTCAGTTTAAAAATGTAGGGATTTTTGAAGATGATGAACTTTTATTTAACGGCACTATGGTTGGGCTTTCTCCCTATGTTTCGCCAAAATCAAAAACTATAGCGGTTTCAGGATATTCATTGCCGGGCGTTATTAATGACTGTACAGCGCCTATCGGGTTGTCAAATGAAAGAGATTTGCAAAACCTTGAGCAAATAGCAAAGGCGCTTATTGATCCTTTTGGGATACCTCTCATATTTAACGGTGACTCAGGATCTAGTTTTGAGCGTGAAGCGATTAAGCCGGATCAATTTATACTTGATTATTTAATAGGGCTAGCAAGCCAAAAAGGATTTGTTATATCTGACAGCTCAAAAGGCGAATGCGTCTTTCAAAAAGAAGCTAATGTTGGATCACCTGTAGCGGTAATAGAAGAGGGTCAGGCTGGAATAAATAATATATCCCCTATGTTTAATTCTCAGCAATATTTTAGTCATGTGAGCGGCATAGCTAATAGTGTTGCTGGAACACCAGATTCGTCTGCTGGCGGCACTTATACGGTAAAAAATGATAGGCTTAGCGAAGTTTTAAGGCCGTTCACTTTCAAGCCTAATGATATGCAGGGTGGGCTAAAAGAAGCTGTTAAATCAAAAGCGGGTAGAATGTTTGCTAATGCTGTTTCGTACACTGTAGACATCCCTAGCTGGGATGCGCCGAGCGGGGATATGTGGCAGCCAAACACGACGATAAAAATAAAATCACCTAGCGCCATGATATACTCGTCATACGAATTTTTGATACGGTCGGTGAAATATTCCAAAACATCAAATTCAAAAACGGCTCAGCTCAATATGGTTTTGCCGGGATCTTTTAGCGGAAAAATACCAGAGGCTATGCCGTGGGATTAATTGGTAAAATAATGTCTTTTACTCGCGTAACCCGAAACGGTGCCAAGCTATCTGATGTTAAAGTCGATGTTGGTGGCGGTGAAATAATTACTGCTGAGTATAGCCATCCAGCTAATAGCGAGTCATTCCCATTGGTTGATGATTATGCTATTTTAGAAAAAGTGCCTCGAACCGGTGGATATGTAGCGGTATCGTTTATAGAGACTGATGCGCTACAAAAAGTAACATTAGGTGAAAAAAGGCTTTACGCTAGAAGCGGTCGTGACGAAATATGTCAGGTTTGGCTTAAAAATGACGGAACTATACTGGCTGATAATGATAGTGGTAGCTTTGAATTAAAGCCAACGGGCGCAATTAAAGGGTTAAACAGTAATGGTTTTTTTGAGTTGGAGGCAGCCGGTGATTTTGTCGCTAATGGTGCTAAAATGACTACTGGCGGTGATGTAGTTACATCTGACGGGGTTAGCTTAAGAAACCATTATCACACGCAAGACAATGACAGCGATGGCAATGCGCAACAAAATACAGACGCGCCTACTGCAACGGAATAAATGATGACAGATGTACTACTATATCAATCAACCGACAATGGCGAGATAAATATTGCTAACGGCATTGTTGGGTTGACAAACACCCAAGATACCATGGCTTACCTTTGCTTATTCGGTGGCAATGAAGATGACAGCGGCGATCAGGATAGTAATTTAGGTTGGTGGGGTAACGAGCTAGAATCTGACAGCGCCTTAAAATATGTCAGCGAGACTCAATATTTGTTGAGAAGCATCCCCGCAACATCGTCGAACCTTTTGAGGGTCGAGGAGGCGGCCAAGAGAGATTTAGCGGTATTTACTGATAAAAATATTGCTGATGATGTATCTGTTTCGGCAAGCATTCCAGAGCTAAATACGGTAAAATTAGCAATTAATATTGATGGCGTTATAATTAACTTCACAGAAAATTGGGGCGCTACAGAATGACCACCGTTAAGCAAATATCAGACAATATTCAAGCGTCTATATCCGCATCTATCAGTCAATCAGTGCCACTTCTGCCGAAAGCGTTTATAAATGTACTTGCGAAAGTGCTAGGTGCTGTGTTTATCTTGCTTTACAAGCGTAATGATTTTATAGGTTTGCAGTGGTTTGTTAAGACTGCAAGCATAAAAGAAACGACCTTTAACGGCGAAACGTTAATACCATTGGTCGAAATAGGTAGGCAGGTCGGCGTCAGCGATCCGAAAGAGGCGACGCAGGCCGAGTTACTTGTTGATATCTCCGTAGAAAATCAATCTGGATCATTAAATTCTGGAACTCAACTTATCGGATCTAGTAACGGAATAACTTACATACTGGTGGGTTCGGTTGCTCTTGATGCGGCTACAGTCCAAGGCACATTTAGGGCGGTTTCAGATCAGTCAGGTGGCGATGGATCGGGAGTGCAAGGCAACTTGCTAGCTGGCGATACCTCGCTATCATTTGCCAATCCGCTGCCTAATGTGGCTAGATCTGCAACCGTTGTTTCTCAAGTAGTAACAGGCGCTAACGAAGAAGATTTAGATGTTATATATCGTCAGAGAGTGCTTGATAGATTTCAAAAACCACCTCAAGGCGGCGCATATTCAGATTATGAGCTGTGGGGAGAAGAGGCCGCAGGAATTATTAATGTTTACCCATACACCGGCAACCCAGGGCAAGTTGATGTTTATAGTGAGGCTACAGTTGCTTCGTCGGGTAGTGCTGATGGGATACCCACGACCGCTCAACTTGAGTCAGTTTTGGGGTTAATTAATCAAAATGAAAACGGCCTAGCAAGCAGAAGAAGTGCCAATGCTTTTGTTAACTCGCTGCCAATCACTAGAACAGGTTATGATGTCGAGATATTTGGGATAACCGGAGTTAGCGATCTTGCGAAATTGCAAGGCGATATTACCGAAGCTGTTAAGGAGTATTTTTTATCGAGAGAACCGTTCATACCCGGATTATCTGTACCTCCTAGAAAAGATCAAATTACTAGAACTAGAGTTTCTGCCATAGCGGAGGATATTATTACGTCTGCTGGCGGGACGTTTAGTAATTCTGCTTTTTATGATGCTGGCACGACATCCCCGTTATCATCTAGAGTATTGGGTGAGGGCGAAAAATCTAAAGCTGTTCAGGTATTATTTTCGTGATATGGCTTAGAATATATGAACATTTGCTGCCAAGAGCAAAGGCGTGGCAAATAACGATAGATAAAAATCTTAGGCGGTTTTTTGTAGGTATCGCCGGTTTGCCAGAAAGCATAAAGGATGCTCAGGATCAGACGTGGAATGATTACCGTCCAGCTGAAACAACCAAGTTATCACTATGGGAAGATCAGTTCGCTCTACAGCCATACGGACTAACAGAGCAGGAAAAAAGAGACAGGCTTGATGCAACATGGAAGGCTCAGGGCGGACAAGACCCAAGATACATACAAGGCACCTTGCAAGCCGCTGGTTTTGATGTTTACGTGCATGAATGGTGGGAGCCAACATCAAGAGTGGCTGGTGGTTCAGTTAATAATGATGATGTGCCTGTAGCACGAAACCCGTTTGACTATCTTGATGACGGCACAACGGGACTGCGTTATTTGATGTTCGATGGTGGCGTGGATGCTCATGATGGCGATCCAGTTTCTCAGGATGGTGGAACTAACGCGCCTGTTGGTTATCCTCTCGTAAACAAGGTTATAATTTCTTCTGAAGATATAATTGGAGATGGATCTCCGGGTATGCAAGATGGTGATCCTGACGCACAGGACGGAAGTTTTAGTGTAAATTACAAAAGAAAACAATACATTATCCCTGTTGATAGCTCAAAGTACCCATATTTTTTATATATCGGTGGAGAGGTATTCCCTAATATTGCCGAAGTTCCAGAATCAAGGCGAGAAGAGTTTGAAGATTTATGTTTAAAAATATGCCCCTGCGAGCAATGGTTGGGTATATTAATTAATTACAGTTAATAGGAGGCCATTATGGCACTAAATCCAAGTACAAACGGAGTGATGTCGGGCCGCATTACCGCGCCAGACGCAAGTT